TGGAACCGAGTCCGATCATGCGGTATTTCGATACCCGACATCTGCGGCCACCGTTGGTCGGTGTCAGCCTGAAGTTCTTCGATCTGGCCCAGTGGGTGGACGATGAACTCCCGGACGGTGCAGAGAAGTCCACCGCACTCCGGAAGCTGCTGGAAGCCAAGGACGCCGCAGTTCGAGCCGCATTGGACTTGCCATGACTGAAGCCATCTACACCAAGGGTGAGACTGTGCTCTTGCACAGTGATCTGTTCCCCGGGTTCGTCCGTCCGCTGCCTCCGGGCGTCCCCGGAGACGGCGTCCGGAAGCGGGTTCTAGTCACTGAACGGGCCCTGTCCGTGGCCTGGATGGTCAGCGGACGGGTCAACCGCGTAGACATCCCGATGACGGTGGAGGACACCGCACTGGCCACTCTCAGGGGCGGGCCAGTCGGCCCGTACACGGTCGGACAGGACCGGGGCTGCAGCGGATGCGGGCAAGGCGCGATCAAGTCCTACAAGTTCTGGCCCGGAGTCATCACCAAGACCGAACCCCGGGTTGCAGTCGCCGCAGCAGCGCTGAAAGATGACAAAACCTACGGTCTACCATCAACGAGGTACTCACGCACTCGCCCACAGGGGTGACCCACAGCTACGCTGCACCGCATGGGTCTGTTTCTGCGTGACGAAGAAGTGCCGCTGACTCGCCGGGCCCGCCCGGTGAAGTACAACGAGCACCGCACCATCGTCGCCTCCGCAGAACGCATCAACCTGAAAAACCCCCAAGCCGCTCAGATCAACAAGGCCTTCAGCGAATGGCAAACCGCAGCGTGGGTCGGCTATAAGCGGGTCGGAGAAGTTCACTACGGATTCGGCCTGCTGGGCAGCCTCCTGAGCCGTGTCCGGCTGTTCCCGGCCATCGTCAACGACGCCAACGAGAGCCCCACCGATCTCGGAGCCCTGGAAGGGAAGTCACCCAGGCTCCCGGAGAAGCTCATCTCAGACGCTGTCGAAGCCATGAACGAATTGACCGCCAAGGACTTCTCCAGCTTCATCCGGAAGTTCAGTCTCAACCTGTCCGTCCCCGGAGAGTGCTACCTCGTGCACATGCCGGACGTGGACGATGACGGTCTCCCGATCAAAAAGTGGATGATCTGCAGCATCAGTGAGATCGTGGTCACCGGGTCCGGGGCCACCTACACCCCGCGTCGTGGTGGTCCGAAGCGGCAGCTTCCCAACGACACCTTCATCGCCCGGATGTGGCGGCAGGACCCCGAGTTCTCCGAAGATGCGGACTCTTCCATGGTCGGTGTCGCGGACAGTGTGGAGGAGTTGCTGCTGTGTCAGCGGCTCACCCGTGGCGCGGCGCGGTCCCGAATGAACGCCGGTGTGCTGTTCGTTCCGGACGGCATCACCACCGCACGCACGTCCAGCACCGGGGAGCCCGTGCTGGAGGAACCGGGAGATGACATCTCCGGGCTGGCCGCGATGGCTCAGCAGGACCCCGGGAATGACATGGTCGCTCAGCTGATGGACGCCATGGTCACCCCCATCGGAGATGAAGCCAGTGCTGGCGGCGTGGTCCCGATGATCCTCGTCGGTCCGTCCGATCAGGGTCAGGCAATTCGTCACGTGACGTTCGAGCGGGCCACCGATGAGTGGCTGGTCCGCCGGGCAGAGGTCGCACTCGACCGGATCCTGCAAGGAATTGACGTCCCGAAGGAAATCGTCAAGGGCATGGCGGCGGTGAAGTACTCCAACGCCGTCGTGATCGATGAGAATCTGTACAAAGCCAACATCGAACCACTGGCACTGGTGCTGGCAGACTCCTTGACTTCCGTGTACTTGTGGCCGGTGCTGAAGGCCAAGGGCTGGAAGGACGCCGAGCTGCGGGAGCTGGTCATCTGGTACGACCCCAGTGAAATCGTCACCCGTCCGAACTCCGCCGAGTCCGCGAACCAGGGTGTGGATCGTGGCCTACTGTCCCCCACCGCGTGGCGGCGGGAGCACGGGTACGCGGAGTCCGATGCTCCAACCGAGGAGGAGATGCTCTGGACGCTGTTCGCACAGAGCACCAGCCTGCCGGACAACATCGTGCAGGCCATGGCCAAGAAGCTGTTCGGGAAGATGCTGGATATCGAAGACCCTGAGCCTGCGGCTGTGCCCGGCGGGCAGGGACTGCAGGTTGTGAAGGACCCGAAGGGTGAGCAGGATCCGCAGCGGAAGGCCATTCAGCAAGTCGGAGTCAAGTAGTGGCCAACACCGGAGCCCTGTTCGTGGCGATCCCCAGTGCTGAGGATCCCATCAATGAGATCTCCCAGGAAGACATCGCGCACTGCACCCTGACGTACTTCGGGGATGCCGTTGACCTGGCACAAGTGCTGCAAGACGATCTCCGGGATGCGGGAGATCTCGCCGCATCTGAGGTAGAACCATTCACCGTGAAGGTGTCCGGAGTCGCTCTACTGGGCGAAGACAAGGCAAGTGTGCTTCTCTTGGAGAGCCAGGAGTTGGTGGAGCTACGAAAGTGGCTGAACTCTCACCCTGCAGTAGATATGGCAGTTCGTCAGGCTGAACAGTTCCCCTGGTGGGTACCTCACCTCACGATCGGCTACAACACCGGGATCCTGGAGGATCCCCCGGAGACCATCACCTTTGACCGTCTCGGGCTGTGGCTGGGAGAGTCGAAGGAGTCCTACGACCTTCATGGGCAGCCGCATCTTGCTGTCGCAGCCTCCGCGCTCTGTATCCCAACGATCTCTTGTCGAGAAGATCTACCTCTGGGTGTTCGGTACGGAAATCAAGTGCCCGCTGCCCAGTGGTACGTCACGAAGAGAGCGCATGCATTAGGTGCTGCTGAGTACCTACCCATCAGCTGGAGTGCCCGATGACCGTAGACCTCCGTATGTCCGGTCACGATCGGACCTTCGTCCCTCCACGTTCTCTCCGGCAGAAGGCCAGGGAAGAGCAAGGGCCGCTAGCTGAGAGGATCGCCGCCGGGCGTTGTGATGCTCTGGACCTGATGGCCATGGGCGATGTGCCCTGGGCGGCGCAGACTTTGGACTCCCTTGTGGCTGCGATCGATACCGAGGCGGCTGACACCCTTGGTTGTACCGACTGCGAAGACACCGGGTTCTACGGGGTGCCGGATCCCAGCAATGAAGACCTGCTGATCGGACTGGTCAAGCGAGCCGGAGACGGTGAGTACGAACGGCTGGCGGCGTCCGGGATCTGGGAGCCCTGGACCGAAGACGCCGAGACTGAACTCATCAGCCTGGAGATCGCGGAAGACCTGGTCAGCGCACTCACCGCTGGAGCGACCGGACTGCTGCGGAAGTATTACGCACCCCTGGCGTTCCTGCCACCGGCGGAGGTTGTAACGGCCAGCGCGCTCACTGACCTTGTAAGTCGGGAAGATGCTGATACCCCCCGTGGCGAATGGGTGAACTTCGCGGTCGTTGACGATGACGACGCCGGAGCCGTCATGCAAGTGGTCCGAGCAGACGCTGACGGCAACCTGGAGTCCTACCAGGACGGTGCCTGGGCACCCTGGGACCAGGTTGACGGCAACCTGATGGCCATCGAACTGGATGATGAAGCACTGGAACAAGTACTGGCATCTGCGGGTGCCCTGCTGGCGTACACATCCCCGGATCCACGCGCCGAAAAACTCCGTCGGTACTGGTCCACCGGCCGTGGCGGGGCCAAGATCCGCTGGCGAACCCCAGGGGACTGGACCCGCTGCTACCGGCATCTGAAGAAGTACCTGGGCCTACGGGCCAAGGGCTATTGCCAGCTGATGCACAAGAGGAATGACGGTGTTTACACCGGTTCACGCCTCAATCCAGGCGGAAACGGTCGCAGCCGACTACACGCCAGTGCTTCCATAGAGGAAGATCTCCTAGCATCTGTGCAAACCGGCTCATGGTCCGGTGAATCTGAGAGGAACTCCGACATGCCCGAAACCGAACTGAAGGACGGGATCTACGGTGAGGTGGAGGACTCGGACGCCGGGGTGTTCCAGACCCTGATCGCCGGTGGGTTCCCCGTAGCTCCGCCGAAGTCCTGGTTCGATGACCCCAAGCTGACCGGGCCGACGCCGATGGAGATCACCGACGAAGGCAAGGTCTACGGCCACATCGCCACCTGGGACGCCACCCACATCGGGATGGGCGGGTCGGTGAAGCCACCGCACAGCGCTTCCGGCTACGCCTACTACTGCACCGGTGCCATCCCCACCGCTGAAGGCACAAAGGTCAACGTCGGGCAGATCACCCTGGCCGGTGGGCACGCCCCCATGCATGCCAGCGCAGCGGAAGCCGTCAAGCACTACGACGACACCAACTCCGCCATCGCAGACGTATCCGCCGGGGAAGACATCTACGGAATCTGGGTCGCAGGAAGCTTGCGTCCGGACGTCACCGCATCCCAGATCCGCACGTTCCGTGCATCCCCGCCGTCAGGGGACTGGCGGATCATCAACGGCAACCTCGAACTGGTCGCCGCGTGCTCAGTGAACGTCCCAGGATTCATGAACGTCCGCACCCAGGCCCTGGCCGCTGGCGGGGCAATCCTGTCCCTGGTCGCTGCCGGATCCCGGCCATTGGCGGACCGCCGGTTGTCTCTGCTCGCGGACGCCGCCGTGCTGGACCGGATCACCCAGCTGGAAGAGCGGATCGCCGCGATCCCGGTCGTCCTGGAAGAACCAGCGGCCATTACGGAACCTGAGCCACTGGTGGTGACAGATCCGGAACCAGCCGTAGTCGCTGCGGAGGAGCCAGCAGTGGCGGTCGCCGCCACTGCTGTCGTAGCAGAGCCTCCCACGGTGGAGGAAAACGTGGCGGACGCTACTGCGGCGGCCACGGAGGAGCACCCGGACGAAGTTCAGCCGGAGCCTACGGACAAGCTGGACCCCGAAGAGGTGGCCCGCGCCCGCGCGGACGCCAAGGCAATCCGCCGGGACTGGCTGCGCCGGGAAGCGCACGGCGGTGTGACCGCCGGTAACCTGCCGCCGCAGTTCGCCAAGAACGCAGCCAAGAAGGCGGGCGGGACGGACAAGAAGATCCCGGAGACGGAACGCAAGGGCGGCGGCTACCCGATCAAGGACGCTGCGTCCTTGAAGGATGCCATCCAAGCGGTCGGCCGGGCCAAGCCAGGTGACCGGGCCAAGACCATCGCACACATCAAGTCGGCAGCGGCGAAACTCGGGCTGACCAAGCTGCTCCCCAGCACACCGGGCTGGTAATGAGACTGTGTGGGCCCACCCGCTGGGTGGCTTTCGACCGAGACGACCGGGACTACATCACTTGGGGTAGTACCGGTCTCTCCAGTGACGCAACGGCAACAGCAGAACTGGAGGAATCTGGTACCTGGTTGCCGCTGACCGTGAACCACGAGACCGGGGATCTAACCGGATTCTTCGCCGGGCCGGACCACCCCTCTCCAGCACCGGCGCACGTCGTCCCGGCAACATCACACGTGGTCATCAGGGTGATGGACGGTCTTGTCCGCCGGGATCTGGACGGTGGGTTCATCCACCTGGTACCTTAACGGAGACGTCGCAAGCGTCCTCCTTGCTCGGGAGTGGTAGGCGGTCCCTTCGGGGGCCGCCTTCCTTTATTCCCGGCAAGGGTGTACTTTCGCGTTCGAGCGCTCGACACTCTCCGTGACCATTCCGGGGAGGCCGGTACCTCCAAGGCCCTGTTCCACTGTCCCTGGAGGTATGAATGACGCTCGAAGAGCGGATCGCGAAGATCGCGGAGCTGTCGAACAGCGAATTGCACACCCTCGAAGAGGATCTGCTGACCGAATTCGACAAGGCGGATGAGTCCGACAACGACGCTGAGCTGGTCAAGCTGGCCGGGAACCTGAAGGCTGTCCGCGCTGACGTCACGCGCCGGATCGCGGAAGCCCCGGTCACGGAGACCACTCCTGCAGAAGCGGAAGCAGAGGCAAAGCCTGCTGCTCCAGTTGCAGAGCCAGTGCCCGCCGCAGAAGTGGAGCCCGTCGTTGAGGTCCAAGCTCCCGCAGAAGTTCCCGCACCGGCCCCCGCCGTTGCAGAAGCACCCGTCACCGTCGAAGTACAGGAAGGAACCCCAGTGGCCGCTAGCGCAACTGTTGCCGTCCCCCGGGGCAACGAGCCGATCCTCGCATCGGCGGGTGAATCGCGGGTTTACGCCGGAGCGGACCTTTCCGGCATCAACGTCGGCCAGGAGTTCTCCGACTCCCGGCAGTTCGCGGACGCGTTCGCGAGCCGCCTGAAGGCCCTCAACCGCGTCCACGGTGGCGACGGCGAGCAGGTACTGGTCGCCAGCATCAAGCTGTCCGAGGCCCCGGAAGACCGGACCCTGGGCATGAACGACCCGTTCAAGAACATGGAGAAGATCGAAGAGGTCATCTCTCCGGAGTCCATCACCGCCTCCGGTGGTTGCTGCGCCCCCCTGGTCACCCGCTACGACCTGTTCGACTGCGGCGGCGTCACCGATCGGCCGGTTCGGGATTCTCTCCCGTCGTTCCGCGCTGAGCGTGGCGGCATCCGGTTCTTCCGGGGCCCGGCCCTCGCGGATCTGCAGGGTGCGCTCGGGTTCTGGACCTGCGCCGATGACGAAGCCGCTGACATCGACACCCCCAGCACCTGGAAGGTCTGCGCGCGGATCAACTGCCCGCCGGAGGAGACCGCCGAACTTCAGGCGATCACCATGTGTCTGACTTTCGGTGTCCTGCAGTCCCGGATCTTCCCGGAGACCGTGGTCGCCAACAACAAGCTGGCCCTGGTCGCCCAGGCCCGGCTCGCGGACTCCGCGCTGCTGGCGCAGATCAAGGCCGACTCCAAGGCCATCACGGACAGCGGGTCTCCGCTGGGTGCGGTCCGGGATCTCCTGGACACCATCGGCCGGGCGGCTATCTACTTCCGTGACCGGTACCGGATCAAGGGTGTCCCGCTGCGGGCTATCATCCCGTCCTGGGTGGTGGAGCTGCTGCGCGGTGACATCGTCAAGGGGGAGTTCACCGGCGGCCAGACCCCGGCCAACTTCTTCGGCATCTCCGAGGATGAGGTCAAGTCGTTCTTCGCCCAGCGGAACATCAACGTCACCTGGGCCCTGGACTCCAGCGCCCCGGTCACCTTGGGCGGCGGGTTCTTCACCGAAGCCACCACGGCGCTTCCCGCGTGGCCGACGTCGGTTCAGTGGGCCCTGTTCCCCGAGGGGACGTGGCTGCACCTGGATGGCGGGTCGCTCGACCTGGGCATCGTCCGTGACTCCGGCCTGGTGCGAGTCAACGATTACATGCAGTTCAGCGAGACCTTCGAGTCCGTGGTCAACATCGGTTGCGAGTCGCTGTGGATCACCTCCACGGTGGACGTCACCGGTAAGGCCCAGGGCCCGATCGCAGGCTGATCCCTTCTCTAACAACAACTTTCAGAAGGGATAAGGAACCATGGCATACGTTCAGGACAACGCCGCCAGTGTCCGGGGCCTCGCGCTCCGGGTCACCCGGCTGGGTGCGGACGGCGCTCCCGTCGTCGGCACGAGCTGCGATGTGTACCTCTCCGGAGGGTTCATCCAGTTCACCTTCACCCCCGCGTACTCCACCGGGGATGAAATCGAGATCAAGAACGCGGCCGGTGAGGTCTGCACGTACTTCAAGATGCCCGACACCTTGAAGAACGTGACGTCCTCCCTGGAGATCTGTGACCCTGACCCGATTCTCACGCAGCTGCTGGTCGGCGGTGAGGTGCTGGAGGCGGAGTTCAACTCCGCTTTGGCACCTGTCGGCACCCAGTCCGGGGATCAGGTCGCGGCCGGTTACGCCGCAGAGCACATCGGTATTGAGGCCAACCCCTACGGTGTCGCCGTTGAGGTTTGGGCTCAGGCCGTCGTCGGTGGCAAGGCCGCCAACGTCGCGCCGTACTGGCACTACGTGTTCCCGTACCAGAAGTACAGCCTCAACGGGGACCGAGTTCTCCAGAACGGCAACCTGGCAACGGTTTTCGCCGGTACCGGCGGCGGTAACGCCGCGTTCGGTCGGGGCCCGAACCTGGACCTCACCGATGTCTCCCCCGCTCCGGCGGGTGGGGCGTTCGACTGGAACTTCCCGTCCTACACCGAGCGTCCGTACCTGTACGCCCGGTCCATGGCAGCCCCGATCGGGCTGAAGGGCTGTTTCGCCAACCTGGGCATCCCGGTCACCGCGATCACCGCTGGTGCTCCGGCCACTTTCACCCCGGTTGACGCCACGCGTCCGGCGAGCCTTGGGGCTCTCACGGATCTCGGGGCGTTGGGCAACACCACTGCTTGGGCTACAGGACAATATGTAGTCCTGGCTGACGGTTCAGAATCCTTCTGGGACGGCAACTCCTGGGAGTTCGGTCGGAAGCCTGGCACGGTCATCACAGCCACCAGCGCGACGGCTGGCGACCCTGGCCACTACCTGCCAGCTGGCGCGGCGAACCCGGCCAACCTGGCGGCACTGTCCACGGTCACCGCTGTACCGACTACAGCCTGGACCTCGGGTCAGTTCGTAAACGTGGCCGATGGCACCAAGGCCAACTGGACCGGCAGTGCGTGGGCCGCAGGCGAACACGCCTAACCCATTCGGTACACAAACGCCCTTCCGGCCCAGCCGGGAGGGCGTTTGTCGTGAGAGGATCGAAATATGCTCTGGTTGGACGCAAACAATCCTGCAGTCCGTTCCGCTGTTGTCTCGGGGGTGTACGGCAAGGAGCCCCACTCCGAGCACGGATACCCGGTGATCGAGGAGATCGATCCGATCACCGAAGCGCTGCAGGTCGCCAGCGACGTCTTGACGCCACTCACCGCGTTCCGGATCCACCCCGCCGGAGTGGCAGTAGAGGACTTTCAGACCTCCCCCAGCGCTCATCGGCTGTCCCCGAACTACACCCCGGTACGCAGAGTGCTGTCTGTAGAGCAGGTGATGGCCGACGAACTGATCCCGGTCACTGTCGGCTGGTACCTGGCGAATAACAACATTCGGTTCGAGAGCCGTTGCGGGGTTAGTTTCCCCAGCAACTGGTGGACCAACACTGCGGCACCCCTGCTGGATCCACGGGACGGTGCGCCTCGGGGAGCCCGGATCCGCGTGACCTACCAGTTCGGATCAACGATCACCGCCAGCGCCAGGCGCGCTGTGCTGTGGTTCGCACACCAGCTGTGGTTGGAGGGGAACGGTTGCGGTGAGTGCGGTGAATGCCAACTCCCGGAACGAACCACATCTGTCCAGCGGGAGGGCATCTCGTACACGTTGCTCAGCCCGCAGGACTATCTACGGGAGGGGAAAACCGGGCTTCCTTCCGTGGACCTGTACTTGGCCTCAGTGAACCCACGCCGGGCTCTGAGGCCGAGTGCAGTTTTCACTCCTGACTCCCCAGCTCCGGAGAACGTCAGCATCCAGACGGTGCGTCCGGTATGGGTGCCAGCGTGACCGAGATCCAGTACATCCGGACCGGCATCCCGGACTACACCCTGTCCCAGTACGTCCCCCGGAACGACACCACCCTCTACGAGATGGCCACCAACGTCCTGGAACGCACCGTGCAGGCCTTCGCGCAGCGCGGGGTGGTGCTCCCGGACCGGCAGATCGTGTACATCGCGCCGCTGCCGGTGGACTGTGAGCAAGTAGCCGTCCTGATCTCCGGCTGGGTGCCGGACCCGCCGCCGGTCGGGCTCGTTCACTGCCAGGACTTCCGCTGGTGCGGGGTGTTCGACATCGTGGTCTCCCGGGCTTCTCCGGCGATTCCGAAGGGTCGGAGTGCTCCTACTGCAGACCAGATGAACGAGTCCGCCAGGATCGCCTCTGAGGACGCTGAATGCGTGCTCGCGGTGGTGCGGGGGCTGGGTGAGATCGGACCGGACTTCACCTTCGCTGTCGGCGCGCCGCAGGGAGGGTTCCAGACTGTGGTCTGCTCCGTTCAGATCCCAGCCGCTGGCGGACTGGGGTAGTCGTGGCCCGCGTAACGGTGATCATCTTCAAGCCTGCGGTGGATGAGTTCCGGGGATGGAACGGACCTGTGGGCCGGTCGGTCCTCCGGCTTGCCAAGGAAATGCGGACCCAGCAGATCGCGATCGTCGGAAAGAAGTCCGGGCGACTGGCCCAGTCCATCAGCGTGGGCAGGCGCGGGCGGTGGGCCCGGGGCATTGAGACATCGGTCGGAGCCAACGCCGGAGTCGGACGGGGCCGGATCGGTTACTCCGTCTGGAACGACCAGGGCACACTGCCGCACTCGATCTACCCACGTAGGGCACCGCAGCTGGTGTTCTACTGGGCGAAGGTCGGCCGTGTGGTGCACCTGAACTCTGTCTGGCACCCAGGCAACAAGGCTTACCATTGGGCCGAACGCGGTGCACGAGTGGCCATGAGAGTGTGGTCCGGCCGTATCTAGCAGTATCACGCGATGAGATGGAGATGTGATGAGCAGCAAGACATTCCGTGTCGCCACCCAGACGGAGAAAA